GGCTGACCTTGAAGCTGAAATCGTCGTTGCCCAAGAGGCCGATTAGCGCCCGCGCAGAAAACCCGGTCTTGAAGGCGAAGGCCGCGTCATTCCCGGCGGCGGCCTTGTTGACGGTGGCCTCGATCCCGGCACCCGCGTTGTTGATCAACACCGCCGGGGTGTTCATCGACAGACGGTTGTAGCTGTCGGCCGTGGCCCCGCCGAGGCCGAGAAGCTGGGCGGTCAAGTTGGATTGGGGCATTCCAACCTGCGTGACGACGTTGGCGAAGGTGACATTGGGCGTGTTCACCACGGTCGTGCCGCCTGCGCCTGCCGTGGCGGACCCAATGTTGATGACAGTCATGGATCCATTCGCGCCGCCAGTGCCGATGTTCAAGGTCTTGGTGACGCCGGTGGTCGTGGTCCCGGTTCCCATCCCGTATGTGGCGGTCGTCGTCGCCGTGCCGATGCTGGCCGCGGCCGCCGAAACCGTCACCGTGCCTGAGGCCGTCAGCGTGCCCGAAAAGGTCTTGTTGCCGCTGAAGGTCTGGGTGCCCGCGAGGATCGCCAGTTCCGACGAGGTGTTCGGCAGCGTGAAGGTGCGGGTCGTGCCCGTCGCAATCTCAGACAGCGAGAACGCCGCCTTCTTGGTCGGATCGGCGTCATTCACCAGGCTGAAAACAGCATCTGACACATCCACCGGTTCGCCAACCGGCTCCCAGGCGCTGCCATTCCAGACTAGAAACATCTGTTCGGCCGCGATCCAAGCCAGCCAGCCCGGGCGTGGGACCAGCCGCATCCAGACGCCGTCGACCCAGAAGGCGACATTCAAATCCCAGCCAGCCCAAAGGCCGCTCGCCCCAGACGCTACAATATGCCGATCGCCGTCGGTCGGGCTAGCCGGTGGGGCGGTGCGCGTGCGGTCCAGCACTGACAGCTGCACCATGGCATCGAGCAGCCGCAGCGCCTCGTTATGGGTGACATGCTTCTGGGCCTGCGATGCCAGGATGTAGGGCAGCAGCAGGTGGGTGGTGATGTCGGACATGATTGCCTTCAGAAAGTAAGGGTGACGGAATGCCCAGCACCTCGGCCAATCAGGGCCGAGATCTGGTAGATACGAATGGCTAGGGATTGGCCGGGTCCAAGCGGCGCGCCCCAATCGGCGGTCTGCTGGGCGGCGGTGTAGAGGACGCTGGTCGTCGCAGTGGGCAGTATGCGTTTTACTACCCCGCCATCACGGATTTCCACCTCGTAGGCTTCGCTGTCTTCTGCCAAAGGCACATTGCCCGCGCCCCAGTTGTCGGCGGCAATGGATCGTGACCGCCGTGTCCATCGGATGGTCAGATCACCGGGATTGCGCGCGGTGCGCCAAGGCTGTTCGACATGGCCCACTGAGAACGGCCGCAGCCCAGCGCCCTCGGGGGTGAAGGTGGTGGCGACAAAGGTTTCGTCGCTGACTGGTCGAGAGGCTGGGCCAATGCGCCAGTTCCAAGGCCGACCGAGATCGGCTTCAGAAATCGGCAAGTTGACAAGGGCTGTATCGAGCACCACCACCCGCGCGCCGGTGGCAACGACGCTGGCAACTGCATCTTCAGTACCGCGCTGCCCGCGCAGCAGCCGCGTAAGTCGATAGCGCCCTGGCGCAATCAACTCGGCGGCCCCTGCCTGGACGATTTCCCACTCCCCAGCGCTGGTCTCGATGGCCAGCGCGTTCGCCCCGCCCAGCAGTGCGATGTCTGTGACGCTCTCGAAGGTGCCAGAATATAGATCAATGACCAACGCATTGCCGAGATCTAACCTCGAGACCGGCCCTGCATAGAAGTCAGCTGCGAGCACGCCCAACCGCGCCCGCGTGCCAAAGCTGGTCAGCAGGGCAAAGCCGTCGGTTGCGGCGCTGCGGTAGACCGCGATCCCGCCCGGCCATGGCTTGGCATGGGCAGCGACCAAGGGCCGGTGCGCCGGTTGATCCTCACGCAGCTGCGGCAGGTCCAACAGGACGACGTCAGGCGTGCCGAATACAGTGGGCGTCGACAGCGACGCTGGGCGTGGCTCTCCGGGAGACAGGTCGTAGACCGCGCGGTCCTGGCGCACGGCATCGATGCTGCGCAGGTCCGAGTCCGCGATGGATACGAGGCGCAATTCTGTCAGGCGGCCGTCGTGGTTGAGGACGATCACGTCGCAGGGATCCAGCGCCAGCCGCGAGGGCGGCAAGCGGAACACGGCACTCTCGCGCCCAACCCACGCCTCCATCAGCGCGCGACGGCAGCGCCGTTCAGCTTCTTCGGGTGGCACCGCCATCGGGAACGCCTCCGAGGCGATGCGCGTGGTGTCGACAGTGATGCGGCGCGCTTCGACCTGTGCTGCGTCGTAATCCTCATCGGCGCGGGCAATCTGCCATTTCAGGGCCTGCGGCAGTTCGGTTTCCTGCGCGCGCGTCAGTTCCATCACGTCGCCCTGCGCCGAGGCCGGGGCCACCATGCCGTCTGGGGTAATGGTCAAACCGGCAATGCGGCCCCGCATCAGGAACTTGATGCGCCCTTCGCTCTCCACGGCATCGAAGCCGAAGTGCCGGGCCAGCGTGGAAATCGACGCCCTCGGGGCCTCCAGTGCGGATATCACATAGCCTTCAACCGCACCCCAAAGGCCGGAGACGTCGATCAGTTCCTCGGGCATTCCTGTGCGCAGGCAAAGGTGTCGGACGAGGGCCGCCAGCGAGACCGCGCCCAGCCGCCCGGTCAACCAATGCCCGAGCCGCCAGTTCGGGCCGTCCGTCCAGACGTCAGTTAGTTCCGGAAAGAACGGATAGGGCCGCGCATCCCAAGTCCAGGCGGCGCATTCCGGCACTCTGACCATCCTGCTGCCATAGACTGCGGACACGGGATTGTTCGCTGCGGCACCCCAGTACAGATATGTCGCTTCCAGATAGGCCCTCTGGATCGCGTCATCCCGCCAACCGCGCGAGAAATACGGCGTGAAGCTCTCCGACGATTTTGGATCAAAGAACACGTTCGGCTGGTTGGGGCCACGGTCAATCGCCGGGCAGCCGAGTTCGGTGAACCAGATTGGCTTTGACTGCGGCACCCATGACGTCGGGCTTCCGCTCTCGACCCCGGCCGGGCGGTTGTAATGCGCGTTCGACCACCAGGTCCGCAGATCCTTATAGCGGAAGACCCAAGGTTTCCCCGCGCTGCCGTCCGTAATCGGCGTCCGGACCTGCGCGGCGCGGTCAGCCGGGCTGGCATAGAACCAGTCAAACCCCTCACCACCGGTGATGTTGGATTGCAGATAGGCACGGTCATAGATCGCCGGGGCCAATGCAGCATCGGCATGATCAAAGCCATCGCGCCAGTCCGACAGCGGCATATAGTTGTCGATGCCGATGAAATCGATGTTGGCGTCCGACCAGAGTGGATCGAGGTGGAAGAACACGTCGCCGGACCCGTCGGCAGGATGGTGCCCGAAGTATTCCGACCAGTCGGACGCATAGCCAATCTTGGTGCCCGCGCCGAAGATCGTGCGCACATCAGCGGCGAGCGATTTGAAGGTGGCGACCGCGGGATAGCTGCTGGCGCCCGAGCGGATCGTGGTCAGGCCCGGCATTTCCGATCCGATCAGAAAGGCATCGACGCCCCCGGCGGCTTTGCACAGATGCGCATAGTGCAGGATCATCCGGCGCAGGGACCATTCCCCGGCCAAGCCGGTCCAGCTAACGGTTTCGCCGGAAATACTGAAGCTGGCGGGCGTAGCGGTGCCGAACAGCGCCGACACTTGCGTGGCCGCCGCGGCGGTTTTGTCGACGGTTCCTGCATAGCCCGCCGCTGGGGAACAGGTGATCCGGCCGCGCCAGGGGAAAGTCGGCTGACCGACACTGGCGGCATTGGCGCTGTAAGGATTGGGTTTGGTATTGCCGGAGGGCACATCCATCAGGATGAACGGATAGAAGGTGACGCGCAGGCCGCGTGCCTTCATTTCCCGTATCGCCTGCACCACCGCGAAATCAGCCGGGGTTCCGCCATAGACCGGGCGGTCCTCGGCATCCCGGCTGACCAGAAAGACATTGGCGCGGCTGACACCATTCACGGACCATGCCGAGGGCGTGGTGGTCTTGGCGGCGACCTCCACACCGGGACGCACCTTGCAGTTCCCAGCGCGCAGGTCGTCACCAAACCATGCCACAACGAGCGACACAGATTCCACGGCCGGGGCCATGGATTGCAGCCGGTCCAGCGCCACAACGATGTCGGCGGTATCAGCAATCGCGTTCAGGTTTTCAGCAGTGGTCGCGCCGCCTGCGCCAGAAGATTTCTTGACCGGGGACGTCGCATAGCTGAACTCGCCCGAGGCCGGGATCAGGGTCACGGCCTTCACCAACCCTTCGGCAGTGTCAGCATCCGCCAGGGGCCGGAACACCTCAAAGCTGATCTGGGGCAAGCGGTTGCCGAAGGCGCTGAGGTCCAGTTCCTCGAAAACCACATATGCCGTGCCGCGATAGGCCGGGGTGTTGGCGGCCCCCATCTTGGCTGCAATGAACGGGTCAGCAGTCTGGGTCTCATCGCCGGGATACCAGCGCCAGGTGACGCCGGTCATGTCCATCGGTTTGCCATCGGCCCAGACGCGGCCGATGCCGGTGATCTCCCCTTCGCAGAGTGCGACTGCGAAGCTGGCATAGTAGACGTACGCAGTCGTTGTGACCTTGGGCCCGCCACCTTTGCCGCCGCCCTGACTGGTCGTGTTGGTCTCCTCGCGAAAATCCGTGGCCCAGATGATGTTTCCACCAATCCGCATCCGGCCAAAAAGGCGCGGGATCACAGCCCCTTCGGTTGCAGAAGTGATGCGCAGGCCATCCAGCCGCGCGCCCTCGATCCGCTGGGCGGGCGCGAGGGACGACACGATCCAGTCGTCGACCAAGGACCCGACGCTCGATCCGATGAATCCACCGATTGTGACGGAGCTGACACCAAGGAGAGTGCCGCCGATGGAACCACCGACCGCGGCGCCAGCCGCGCCGAGTACAAGAGCTGCCATGTGAGGACTTTCAGATGCTGCCGGAGGGTGGGAACAGGAAGGCGAAGGCGATGCGCCGCCGCCAGACCGGGGTCAGGATTTCCTCGACGACGCCCAGCCGCTCATAGGCATGGATGAAGCGGTCAGGCGCCGTCAGGAACCCGACATGCTTGGCGATGGCGCGCGGCGCCATGCGGAACAGGACCAGCGCGCCGGGACCAGCCTCGGAAATGGGGATTTCCGACATCATCGCCCGTGCCCCCTCGGCCAGTACCTCGCGAGGCCCGGTCTCGCCCCAATCGCGGCTGTAGGGTGGGATCGGGAAAGGCTCGTCCCCGAACATGTCGCGCCAGACACCGCGCGCCAAGCCAAGACAGTCGCAGCCGACCCCGCGCAGGCTGGCTTGATCGTGGTACGGCGTGCAGAGCCAGTTGCGGGCGGTAGCGACAACGACGTCTGGGTTGGCTGCAGATTGGAATGACGTCACAGCACCTCTCCTTCATGGCCGCCATCTTGGCTGGCATAGCGCAGCACTGCGTCCTGACCCGGGATGTTGGGGAAGCCGCGGAAGTTGGCAGTGTTGGCAAACTTCGCCCCACACGTGGCGATGCGCTTGTCGCAACCAGCCCGCGCGATGAAGCTGTCGCCCTCGGCGATGGCGCGCACAGGGGCTTCCAGCAGGGTCAGGGTCGCGATGGCATCGGTCAGGCCGTGGCTAAGCACTTCGATGATTCGCCCTGTATTTGCACCACTGGTCCACGTCAGGGTGCCAGCCGTGAACCAGCCCGCATCAAACACCGACAGCCCCGAGGCCAGGAACGCCCGGTCGCGCAGCAGGTCTGTGACTACGCCGCTGCCCTTGTAGATAGCGTTTTCCAGATTGATCCCGCAGCGCGCGTCGCCCAGAGACGCGTCACACCCCGCCTGAAACGTTCGCCCCACCGTCTGGCCCAACACATGCGCCAGCGACCGGACCTCGGCCACGAAGGCCATGCGACCACGGCGGATTTGCCCCACCGCACCCCGGCGCAAAAGTACGCGCTGGTTGGTGTCGGCCCAGTTGATCCGCCAGAGTTCCACCGCTGCGTTGTCCCAGCGCCCGTCAAGGATGTCGGTTTCCGTGATCCGATCTGAGGTCAGCACGCCCGTCGCATCCTGTGCATCGACGGCAAGGTCGGAACCTGCGCGGATTTCCGAGGCGGCGAACCCGCTTTCGGGCTCAAAGTCCGTGCCATCGAAACTGAGGGCGCCGTCATGATCGGTGAAGCCCAGCGCCACGCTGTCGCTGCGCGTAATCCGCCAACACCAGGATAGCGTAGTGGTGCCATCGTCGAGATGGGCTTGCAGCGCGGGGGAAAGAGATTTCATCTGCGGATCTCCAGGAGGGGAATGGAGGTGATCGACCCTAGCCGCTCGATATCGAGGGTCACGTCGAGCGTGTCGGTGTCGAAGCGGACGGGCACATCGAATTCGAAGCCAGCCGTAATCGTGACACCCGCACCCGGGGCGGTGGCAAAACTCACGCTGCCGGTGGTCGTGTCTGCGCTCCAGCCCGACATCTGCTCGACGCCGTTCAGGGCGAGGCGAACGCTGCCCGCGACCGGTTTGGCGATGGCGCGGGTCCAGCTTTGGGCGCCGGAGGCATAGCGTTTCAGCAGGGCGAAGGTGGTGACGGCCCCATTGCCGGTTCCGATGGGCTGGTCGGTTGGGGTGACCGCCTGCGAGGGAAGGCAAGACTTGTAGTCGGCCCAATCCTTGTAACGAAACCCATGCAGGCGGCCGTTGCGGGCCTCGAAGAAGGCGACGACCGCTGCCAGATCGTCAGCGCGGCGGATGCCGTAGGCCACATCATAGCGGCGACGCGAGTTGGCCCAGCTGGCGTTGCGCTCTTCGTCGCCGCTTGCCAGTTCGACCACCTGCGTGCGCCGTTCGGGGCCGCCGCGCGCGCCGCGGCTGATGTTGTCCGCGAAGCGCACCTCGTGAAACGCCATCACATCCCCCTCCTGCCGAGGGATACGGCCCGGGCAATGTCGGCTGCGACTTGGGTGCGGGATTGCCTGAAGCTTTCAGCGTCACGCGACATGATCGTCACCGAGATATTCGGAGCAACACTTTGCCCTCGGCCATAGCCAGCGGCCTCCCGGCGGGAGAGGACGCGCTCCCCACGTTGAAGGATCGCAGGAACTTCGTCAGGCTTGAGGCCTGCCCAGCCACCCGAATGCATGCGCGGGGCTCCGGCAAAGGCCATGGCAGGCACCATCCGGCTGCTACCTGCGACGCCAACTGTGCCGCCCGAATGCAGGATGTTCGCAAACAATCCGCCCGCGCCGCCAAAGGCACCCGACAACGCATCGGCGATCGGCCCGAGGATAAAGCGCCGCGCGGCCAGCTTGGCCAGATCAGCGATCATCGATGTGACGAGGCCGCTAAAATCCAGCTTGCCGGTATTGACGAAGTCGCCGACGGCGTTCTCTGCGCTCTCGAACGCACCGACTAGCGTCTGGCCGATATCGCCGCCGATGTCGCGGGCCTTGGCCGCATAATCGGCAAGAGCAGCCATGACCGCGCCCCAGCCGGTTGCAGCCTGCTCCGCACCTTCGGCGGCTGTGGCCCCGGCTGCGCGCGCGGCAGCACCGGCACCACCGGCAGCGGCGGCCGTCTCATCAAGTTCTAGACCGAGAGCATCTGCCGAAGTGGCAGCATCCGCGAGGACTGTTTCGGCCTCGGTCCCAGCGCTGGCCATTGCATCACGCAGCGCCTGCCAACTCGCCAATGGGCGACCAGCCGCATCGGCAAGCATGCCTGCCGCCTCACGGTAGCCATCGGCCCGGGCGCGGGCATCGTCGGCTGCCGCCGCAAGTCCCAGATCAGGCGTATCGACGTAAGTCCGCCCGAGGGCTGCCGAGAATGCATCGGCTGCCGCAGCACCGGCCGCCTCTGCTGCACCCGCGAAAGGGTTGTCGATCCCGCCGAGTGCCACTGGATCAAGCGTGCCGATCCGCACGCCGCCTTCGCCGGTGGCCCATTCAGGAAGCAGGTCCAGCGCTGCGTTCAGCGTCGTAATGAAGCCATTGATCCGGGTGACAACACCGTTCAGCATCGACTCAACCCCGCTGATCAGCCCGTTTGCCGCCTGAAACGCGAAGTCGCCAATGGCACCGGGGAGCCGCCCCCAGATCGCCTTCATGGCTTCGAACGCGCCCTGGAACACGGCCACCGACCGGTCACCAAAGCTGAACACGCCGGTGAGGGCACCGTCGAGCGCCGTCAGCGCGGTGGCCTTCATTCCCTCCCAGCCCGCCGCCATTCGGGCCAGCGCCGCATCAAGCGCGAGGCCAATACGCCCCCACACCTCGGAGGCGAGGTCGGAGAGCAAACCCATCGCGTTACCAAAGCCACCGGCACCGGCCATAAGCCGGGTGAACTGATAGACCAACTCGCCCGCGCCGACGATCAGCGCGCCGATCCCGGTTCGGATGAGCGCGCCACGCAGGAAGACGAGGGCCGTGGCAAGCCCGCGCACCGAGAGCGCGGCTGCAGCCATTCCGGCCACCCAGCGCCCTGCCATCACGGCGGCAAAGGTTGCGGCGTAGGTGGTCAGGCGTCCGATGTTGTCGAAGGTGGCCGTGATCGCGATGCCGACCGGGCCGGTCGTGCGGGCGACGGCGGCCAGCGCATTTGCGACTGCTTCCAGCGCCGGGGCTGCGGCGACCGCCAGCTGGTTCGACACGCCGCGCCAGATCAGCCCAAGCCGGGAGATCGCATCATTGGTCCGCTCGATCTGATCGGCGTCCTGCTCCGAGACAACGACGCCAAAGGCAAGGACATCCTCTGTCGCTTGGCGCAGCGTCGCTGTGTCGATGCGCGACATGGCGATGGAGCCCTCCTCGCCGAACAACTGTCCTGCAACGGCGGCGCGCTGGGCGGCGGGCACAAATGCTTCAATGGCCGCGTTGATCGCACCGACGCGCTGGTCCAGCGGCAGGGCAATCAGATCGGAGGCCGACAACCCGAGCCGGTCCAACGCGTCTGCCGCGAGGCCGGTCCCGGCAGCCGCCTGGCTGAGGCGGCGTGTCAGATCCTTGGTCGCCTGTTCGATCCCGGACATCGACACACCGGCCAACTCGCCCGCGCGCTCCAGCGTCTGGATGGAAGCGACTGTGGTGCCAAGTGACTGAGCCAGCTTGGCCTGCGCATCGACGGTCTGTAGCCCGGACCTGATCATCGCGGCCCCGGCTGCGGCCAGTGCAGCTGTGGCGGCAGCGGCAGCCAGGGTGGCGCGGCGGGCGAAGGCGGAAACGCGCGCATTGGCGAGGTCCATCTCGCGCGACAGCCGCCCGAAGCCCCGCGCGCCTGCCTCGCCCACACCTTCCAGCTCGGCGCGCACTTGGCGGCCGCCTTCCGCGACGAGGCGGACTGAGACGCGTTTTTCAGCCATCACGGCTTCCTTCCATCTGTTCGTTTACTTTGCGCACCATCACGGCCTCGATCTCGGGCAGCAGTTCAGCGGCGATCAGGGTGTCGATTCCCAGCGCCTGCGCGAGTGCCAAGGCCGCGCCCATGTCCCAACCCAAGACAGCGCCCGGGATCACCCGCAGCTGCCCACCAAGGCGGCCGACCAGATCCCAAATCTGCCAGCCGTCCTGTGTTTGTGGCCGGTTCAGTCTCTTGGGGCAGTCCGGGCACGGCCCCGGGCAGGCGGCGCAGTAAAGATCGCCCCCGCCGAAGGACCACTCGGCAAGGGCGCGGAGACGTTTTTTTCCGCGTCCAGGATCAGACCCCGCGCGACGTACTGGGTCTGGAATGCTTCAAAGACGGGCCAGACTTCCAGAAGAGCGTCGATGCCATGGGGCGTAACAGGAACCGTTTCGCCGTCTGCATCGCCAACGCCTTCCCAATCCAGAACGGCGCGTCGGGCGACGGCTTTCGCCATGGCGAGCGCCAGTTCTTCGGTCGTGGCCGTTTCCGGCATGGCTTCGATGGCCGGATCAGCGCGGGCCGAAACCATCAGCGCGGTGGTGAGCGGCGCCGCCAACAGGCGCAGGCCGGGGGCGAGGTCCAGCCATTCAGGTGCGGCAGTCAGGTTAAGTCGGATCATGATCAGTATCCTGTGAGTGTGTTGATAAGGACGGCGGTGCACATGCGAGCTGGGCTAGTGCTTTTGGCGGCTTGCCAGTCAAAGCTGGCCTGCACGCCTTGGGGTCCCGCAATCTCGATCCGGGGGCGTGGCAGATAGACCGCATGGGCGGTGAAGGTAAAACTGGCGTTGGCCCCGAGGCTGTAATTGAACTCCAGCTCGCAGGGCGTGCCATCGATGGCTTGCGTCACCAGCGTCGTGTCGGAAAACCGCACCTCGATCCGGCCGGTGAGTGCCGCCATTGTCGGGTCGGCGCCATCGATGCGGCCATCGCCCCGGATCGTCTCGATGCGGTCGAGGTTGTTGGAATAGGTGATCTCGGCGGAGACCACGTTGCCCAAAGCCGTGCCGTTCCGCTTCACAGTTCCGTTGAAGTGGCCGAAGCGCTGAAGCACTAGCGCGGTTGGTGTTCCAGCGGCAGTCGTGGCGGCGATGGTTTCGCCTTGGGCGATAAGACGGGCGGTGGCGGTGAGCAGACCCGAGCGCTGCATCTGCCAGGACAGTTGATCCAGCACACAGCCCGAATACATGGCGTACCGTGGTACCTCGGGCATGGCTGTCTCGATCGACATGCTGGGCAGCGTCCAGTTGCCCGACTGAAACGTGTGGGTCTTGGGCGTGGTGCCCGACGTGTTCGGCTGGCCAAACGCTGCCTTCAGCCAAAAACCGAAGGCATCGACATCAATGGGGATCACCACCTCGCCGTCGGCCGTCACCGCATCCTTGATCGGAGCCAGGGGATCGCGACCATAACCCAGAAGTTCGGACTCCAGCAGCGGCTGTTCCGCCCCGAGCGTCGCCCGAGCGAAGGGCATCAACCGATAGCCGCTGGCGGGCGGGGTGCCGTAAACTGTCTCATACGCAAGCGCCATCTGCGCCCGCGCGCCTTGCGCACGTGCCATGTCGTTCTCCTAGATGTTGGGGTGTCAGGCCAGAGGGCCGGTGGTGGTGTAGTGCAACACGACGGTGATCACAGCCGCCTTGAGCGCCGCCGCGCCCTCGACCGGCAGATCGACCGAGGCTGGGGCTTCGGGTTCGACCCAATCGCAAAGGCCGCCCAGCGTGCGGTCGGCCTCAAGCGCGGTGCCGATGACGGCGATCAGGGTGTCAAAGGCCGTTGCCCTTCCGGTGCCCACCTGGAGGACAACCTCCAACTCCGCGCGGTGCTCATAGTGATAGCGCAGCGGCGATAGCGTGACCTCCGGCTCGCCGGGCTGGCCATCGCGCAGAATGATCAGCCCATTTGGCGGGATGCGTTCTGGCAGGACTTCATCGCGTAAGACCGTGGCGGCAAGAGTTTGCAGCCGCGCGTGCAGCGCAGTGAGGATAGTTTCACGGGCGGTTGCCATTTTCTATCTTCCACACGAGTGTCGTCCTCACTCTTGTCGAGCGGTTCTGACACCAAAAATTGAAAGAGACGTTTTGTCCAAGCAGAACGACTAAATGCTCAGATCTGATTGAGCTTACTGCTCTTCATCGGGATCTCGAACATTGCTCCGCCCCCGACCAGTTCAGCTTGTTTTTCGATGGTTTCCCAAAGGGCCATCAAGCGTTCCATCTGCTTCGTCAGTTTTGCCTTCTGAAGGCCCGGCGCGAGGAAGAATCCTACCAGCCTCGAGCTTTTGAAGGCTTGTTGCTCGGCCTTGTTCTTCGATATCCGCCGATCACCGGAAATAATGACCCAGTGACCCTCTAAGTTTAGTGCTCCGATCCACTCTGTATCCGTGACCGAGGCTCCAAATTTCTGCCTCAAGTGAATGATTTCGTGTTTTCCGGCGAATAGTGCTGCAAGTGCCTTCGCCATAGCTGGGGGCAGATTTTCATCAACCATCACCTTCAAGCGGCTATAAGCTCCTGGTGAAATTTCAGAGCGTCCTGAACGACAGATTTTTCGACTTCATACATCGCCGCAACTCGGGCCAATGAGCCTTCGGCCTTCACTGCCTCTGCCAGAACGATTGTTGGTACGCCTGACTTAGAAGCGAGAGGCTGGCCAAATGACCGCAAAGGATCGACAACAATACTGTCTTTTCCACGGTAAGGACGCCATCTGGTAACGATGTCGCCCTCCAGATCTAAGTCCTTGAAACTCTGCTCCACGACTTGTTTGAAGACATACTGTTTTTCTTTGAGATCGAGCAGCTTGGGTTCAGCAGCAGCTTCAAGACTCTCAAGGAATATCGTCCGCCCATCGGTCCGGAAACGACCAGACGAAAATGGCCGGTCTGTGTGCATGCATTGCCGAGCGTATTCGAGGCAGTTTCGTACCGCCTTTAGCCCAATACCCTTTTCCAAGAATGCCCTGACAAACCGAAGTTCAATCAGGTCTCGGAAGCTCAGCTCAATCTGGTCGTCAATTTTTGGAATGTCGGGGACCCAGAGTGGGGCAACATGGTGAATATTCTCTTTTTGCTTGTAGTCATAGCCATCCATCCACCGCCGGATACTCCGTGGAGGTGCCTTCAGGAGCTGTGCGGCATCGGCCAATGAATAGAGGCCGACCCCAACGTACTCGTGCATGGGTTTCTGATGGTTCATGATGACTGGTTGTAATCACGCTGACGCTGGAAGCAACAAAAATGGTCGAGTAGATCGGCGGTTATTGCCAATCTCGGTTTGGGTCTCAAAGCCAAAATCACCACCTACCGCGATTTTTCCACCCAGTTCGCCACGATCAGCCCCGGTACGCTGTCCACCGCCCGTTCTGCATCCCGCGCCAGATCCAGCCGTTTGCGCAGCTTGACCTGCGGGACCAACAAGAATATCGGCACGGTCGCCACGCCACGTCCGGTCTTTGACCTGCTCGCCACCGCGCGGCCTTTTGTATTCAGCAGCCCCTCGGCCACCAGCAGGCTGGGCCCCCGGCGGCGGTAGATGAACCGAAGGCGCAGACCGGTGCGGCGTTCCCATTCACCGGGGGTGATCCGGCCGCCCCTGGTGCTCTTGCCAGCAGCAGCGGTCGGGATCGCCAGCCAGAACCCGTCCTTGGACCGGATCAGGGGGCCGGTATCATGCGCGCCAATAATCACCGGAGCTTTGGACCAGACCAGCGCCGCCGCGTTCAGGCTGTTGCTGGTCCTTGGAAAAGTTGCCAGACGGATGCTGTTGCCCAGCCTTGTGCCCAGCCCCGCGCCGGTGATCTGGGTGCGCCAGGCCGACTTCAAGCTGCCGCCCGCCTCTCGCATAGCTGCCGACACCGCCTTTTCCCCGGCTGCGATTTCGGCCTGCATCAGGGCGGCGATGTCGGGATTGAACGCGACCCGCAGCCTCATGTCGGCCGCAGATCCAGCGACCAGACAAGCCGTTCACGGTCGCGCGTGGGCTCGCCCTGAATGGTAAAGCTGTCGGTGCCGATCACGATCAGATCGCTGGAGCGGGGATCGGGCAGGTCTACAACGCGGACGTCCACCATCATTGTATCGCTGACAAAACGGCCCGCGCCGAACTCGCTGATCCGGTCCGGGGCACGGCGAATAACGCGGATGGGCGTCTCCTCTGACGTGGTGGCAGAGATCCAGAGCGCGACCACCGCCATGGACGGGTTGGCATAGATCCGGTCCATGGCGGCCGCGAAAACGTTCATGGTGGACCTGTCAGTTCGAGGTCTGCAAGCGGATCGCGATGCGTGGCCGCTTGTTGACCGGCAGGATCGAGGCTTCGGTCATTAGGTCGATCCAGCGGCCTTTCTCGTCGAGATGCTGGCGGGCGTAGAGCGGCAGGCCCATGGTGTTGGCCGCCTCAAGCAGGTTGGCCGGACCGCCATAGGTGGTGAAGGTGTCCATGGTGCCGAGGGGAAAGGCGATCCCTTCGCTGGCAGGGACAAGGCGTTCGCTGGCCTTGGTGGAAAGCGTGACGGTGCCCGAATATTCCTCGAACACGATGCCCGCGAAGGGGAAGTTGCGGCGCATATCCTCGCGCAGCGGCTGGGCACCAGTTGCCGCGTAGAACTTGTAGGCTTCCTCGGTCTTGGGATGCACGATCAGCTTGTCGAAGAATTCCCGACTGACCAGCGCATGGACCGAAGACATGGCCTCGCCCAACAGGTTGTCCTCGATGGCGCGCAAGACCTCACGAACTTTGCCCTGCACATTGGTGCCCGCGGTGCCGAGCAGGAAGTCTACCGAGATTTGCGCCAGCCCGAATTCGGTGAAGTAGTTGTAGAGCGTGGTACCCGCGCCGTCCTTCACGATGCCGCGTAGGGCATTCATCTCCATGTATTCGCGGGTCTGGGCATGCTTGCGGCGCATCAGCTGCAGCTTGCGGTTCATCACCTCGACCAGCGGGTCGGCACCATCGAAGACGCCCAGCGCGGGCTGGCCCTGAATGTCGCCCGGCAGGATGACATCATCATGCGGGATCCACGGGAGAGCGAAGCTGCGCATCGAGCGCCCTTCGCGTGTGCCGACGGTGGCGGGGCCACCAAGGGGCACAGAGGGCAGCAGGTTCAGGACACCCTCATATTGCTCGATGATCACCGATCGCTGGGTGACGCCCTCGAAACGGAAGAGCCCGATCTGGCCGAGGCGGGTGTAGAGGTTGGGCAGGATGTTGATGGCCTGCGTCATCTCGGCCAGCGAATAGCCGCCAGCGTCAAAGGGATTGCGAACGAGGGTCATGGGGTGCTCCGGAGTAAATGGGGGATCAGACGCCGTCGCGGGCGATAATGCCCACGGCGGCCAGCTGGGTGATCTTGGCGTTGATCTTGGTGGTGTCGTTGACGGTCGCCTCGTAGGCGAGCCCTGCACGTGACACGATGGCGGGGCCGCGCGTCACGACAATGCCGACCGCATCCGCCAGCGTGGTGTTCACCGGGTAAAGCAGGACAGCGACGGCAGTCTGGGATCCGTCAGCACCGGTAGCAGGCGAGAGGCTGTATTTGCCGCTGGCGGTGATGCGGCCAAGGACGGCGCCTGCCGGATAGGAGGTGCCGATCAGCAGCGTGATCACCTCGCGAGTGTAGTTAGGGTTGACCTCATATTTGAGGACATCGCCCATGCTGGGCTGTTCCGTCAGGACGGGCATTGGTTAGTCTCCATGCGTTAGAGGTTTGGGCGCTGGTTCAGCGCTTGGCGTCGGTCGCGGCCTTCTTTGCGGCAGCGATGATCGGGCTGTCCTTCGCGGCCGCAGCGGCCGGGGCGGTTGCGATAATCGCAGCTGCATCACTACGGGCGGCCAGGTCTGCGAGGACGCGGGCGCGCAGGGCTTCGGGTTTGAGGCCTTTTGTGACGGCATCAGCCGCATCGATGGTTACCCCGAGCCGAGCGGCCTGCGCACAGACCTGCGCCACCTCGGCCGCTTCGGCGCGCACAGCGTCGGCGGTCATTGTCGTTGTGTCGGGCGTCGGCATTGCGGCTGCGGGGGGCGACGAGGGCGTCGTCGGTACGACTGCTGCCGCGGTCATCCCGGGATCAGTGGCGGCAATCGGCGCCAGGTTCGGAGTGTCGGTGGGTTCGGTGGTCATCTGTGGACCCTTTCTGCTGGAGGATGTGGTGCCGTAGGGAGCGGCGGCGAAAGCGCGGAAGGCAGTGACAGGATCGGCCAGTTCGTCGGCGAGACCCGCCGCAATTGCATCCCCGCCGCGGAACACGGCGGCTTCTGTAGCAAGCGCGGCTGCATGGGTCAGCCGATCCCCGCGCCCTGCGGCGACGGTTTCCACGAAGAGGAAGCGCACCACCTCCAGCTCGCGCTGCATCTGGTCGTGAACGACTTCGGGCAACGGCTGATAAGGATTCGCGTCGATCTTGTGCACGCCCGCATGGATCAGCGTGAGGGCGATGCCCTTCTGGTCGAGGGCCCCACTCATGTCGGTGTGGAGCGCCACGACACCAATGCTTCCGACCGCCCCGGTGCGCGGCAAAATGATCCGGTCGGCTTGGGAGGCCAGGACATAGCCAGCAGACAGCGCATGTTCGGCGACAAAGGCCTGCACCGGCTTTTGCGCCCGGGCGGCCCGGATGCGGTCTGCCAGATCGAAGGCACCGGCGACCTCGCCCCCAAAGCTGTCCATGTCGAGGGCAATGCCGCGCACGGCTGGGTCGGTCAGGGCCGCCTGCAGTTGCGCCGCAATGCCTTCGTATGAGGTCAGGCCGGAGGATTGCCCGATCCAAGCGCCGCGATGCACCAGCGTTCCGGCGATTTCGATCACGGCAATGCCGTCGATGATGGCAAAGGGTTGGTTACCGTTGCGCTGATGGCGCTGGGCGAGGTCATCACCGAACAGCGAGGGCCGGGCAGCGACGGCAGCGTGTTCGACATCCCCAGAGGGCAGATCGACACCTTGAAAGGTGATTTCTTGCCCGGTAATGCGTGGGCCCAGACCGGACAGGAAGGCCAGCGCTTTGGCGGGATCGACCATCAATGGGGTGTTGAAGGCGCGCTGGGCGATTTTCGCGTGGTGCATCATGCGCCCTCCTTCGGATCAGATTTCTCATCACCGGTTTCGTCGGCTTCGTCGTCTTTGCCGCTGTCCTGATCCGCGTCTTTCGCCCTCCCTTCGCCTGGACCCTTTGCGGGCGATCCCGGGCGGCGGAAGTCGAGGCCAAGTGCCAATTCGCGTTTACGCTCGGCGGCAATCTCGCGGTCGACCTGTTCAGCGTCGTATCCCCGCTCAGACAGGGCTTGGGTGCGCGATTTCAGACCCGCCTCGATCTGCAGGATCTCTGCCGAGGCGTCCTTCATCGGATCGATCCAGTCCCACTTGGTCGGCAGCCAGGCGCAGGCCTGATATTGCCGCCGCTGGCTATCGTAACCGGGTAGGTCCAGCGCGCCTGACAGCACGGCCACATCCATCCAGCGCACCCAAACGGCGCGGCAGAGCTGGAACACCAACACGCCATGCTGCCAGGCAGAGATGCGACGGCGGAATTCGATCAGCGATATCCGGGTGTTGGAGAAGTTGCCCTTCGCCGTATCCCCCGTCAGATATCCGTAGGGGATGCCCAGCGCGGCTGCGATTTGCAACAAGGTCCGGTATTGGAACAGCTCATAGGTGCCACCCGAGTCCGGTGTGGCAGGCGTCGAGACGTCCTCGCCGGGATCCAGCCGTACCACCTGGCCGGGCTCAACTTCCAGATCCTCCTCTGTTGGTTCCAGCGGGCTTTCGGGGGCGGGTGAGGTGATGAACATCGCGAACATCGCCGCGATTTTCTTTCGTTCCAGCTCGGCGTCATCATAGAGGTCTAGGGTGAACAGTTTCACGATGGCGGCGGCGAACCGCGACACGCCGCGCAACTGCCCGGCCTCGACCGGGTCCAGCACATGGATCACATCCGCGGCGGGTACACGGACGGTTTCGCCCGCGAGGCCGGGATCGGTCAAATCACGGGGATGGCGGCGCAGGAAGTGATAGGCAACGCGGCGGCCGATCCCGTCGAACTCGATGCCCTGCCGGATCAACCCTGCGCCGGGCAGCGTACGGTTCATGTCGAGCGGCAGCATTTCAGCGGGCAGCATCTGCAGTTGCAGGGGAACGGTCAGGCCATCTTCCGCGCGACGCGGCCGGATGCGGATGAAGACCTCGCCCGACAGGAACACCTCGCGCGCCGCCCGGCGCTGCAACCCGTAGAAGTCGGTCAGGCCTTCGGCGTCGGCATCGTCTGTCCAGGCGAGCCAGAGTGCCTGCAGCTGTTCCTTCAGCGCTGCATCCCTGATGGAACTGGACGGCTTGATGCCATCACCGACCACATTGCTGGCGAAGCTCTCCACGGCATTGGCCGCATAACCGTTGTTCCGAACCAGCCAGCGGGCGCGGGCGGTGATCGTGTCGCCAGAGGCCGCGATCAGCGTGTTCACATGCGCGCGGCTGGCGCGGAACCCGCGCAGCCGCCGGTGGGCCTGCGCTGCGTCAAACCCGCCGATGATCGACCCGATCCGCTGTCGGAAGGCCTCAAATGCCATGGATTACAGACCCTTCGAGGCCACGGTGCCCCAGCGCCTGCGACGCGGGGTGCCGGTAGTGGCGCTGGCGATCCGGGTTTCCAGATCGTTGATGGCATTTGCCAGTTCCGCATCCGAGCCGTAGGTGATCGTCTTGCCATCATAGCTGACCGAGCGGACGCCCGCGTAGCGCGCCTCCTGCAGTGCTGCCAATAAGGCGCGCATCCGTTCCAGATCCATCTCAGTCCCTCATGAAGTTCGGTGTGTAAGCCCGGCGTTTGCGCCGTGGCATGGTTGGTGTTCCAGCCTTGGGCGCAGCGGGTGCTGTCTGTTCGGTCGGTGTCGCCAGCTTAGGTGCTGGGCGGGTTTCAACTCCGGCCTGTTCTTCAAGCCGCCGCCATGTCGCCTCGTCCCAGCGATCCGCCCCAAGGATCCAAGCCGCTGCCCGGGAATAGACGCGGCAGTCCAGTGCCTCGTTGCGCTCGCGCATCTTTTGCCATTCGGGGTTGGCATAGCCGCGCTTGTTGCGCACGGTAACCAGTTGTTCCGCCACCAGCTGCTTGAGCCATTCAGTGTCGATCCAGTCGGGCATATGCACGGTGCCAGGGGCATCCAGCACGCCCAGCGCACGATCTTCATCGCTGGGGCGTTCCAACCGCAGAAAGCGATAGGTTTCGGTCTTGAAGGTGGCGGTGGCCACGGACCACAGCCGGGCTCCACGGCGCAGACGTTTGCCGCCGATGGTCGCATCGACAAAGGTCGGCCCCGATACCGGCGTGGCGCGGTTGAAGCCTTCGAGGCCCTTGATCGGGGAGACTTGGTCAAACCCTTGTTTGCGGGCCCATGCGTAAACCGCCGGGGCTTCATATCCGGTGTCGATCGCCAGCTTGCCGATCACCATCACCGCGCCATTGGCGCAGGCCCACGTCCGACCGAGCAGCGAGGTCAGCTTGTCCCAGCAGGCCGGATCGTCCGGTCCACCAGAGAGCACGATGTGATCGACCAGCCAGGATTCCAGTCCCCTGCCCCAGGCCCAGACATCGATCTCGATCCGGTCCTTCTGCACATCCACGCCAGCGGTCAGGAACAACCCGCCCACCGGAATCTGCGCGCCTGCGTAGGCCTCGCGCCGCTCCGCCAGCCGCTGCCATTCCGGCGCGTCGCCACTTTCGACCCATGTCTCGCCCAGCAAGGTGTTGCGCGCAGCGCGCAGCATCTCCTCTGAGCCTTGGGCCGCCAACCAGTCGCGCGCGATCTGCTGCCAACTCTTCCAGCCCAGCGGCGAATAGAGCGCCGAGAGGTGGAAGCCGATGGAGTGCGGATCAGCTGACACGGCAGTCGCCCGCCATTCCCCGCGCTCCAGCATCTGCGTCTTGTGGTGCTCGGCGATGGGTTTCTCGCAACCCTCGCAATGATAGGCCGCGGTGTCGGGCCGACCTTTGTCCCAGCGCAGCCTCTCAAACTGCAGCCATTGCATCGCCCCGCAATGCGGGCAGGGCACGAAATAGCGGCGCTGGTCCGATGCCTCGAACTCGCGTTCGATCCGGCTCAACCCCCGAATCGTGGGCGTCGAGACCATGAACACCTTGCGCCGATGCGAGAAGGTGGTGGTGCGCGCCTCGGCCAAGGTGACCGGATCGCCTTCCTCGTCGGCTGAGGCCGGATAGGCGTCGACCTCGTCGAGAAAGATGTAGCGCGCGGGCATGGAGCGCAGGCCGGTCGCCGAGTTCGCGCCGGTCAACACCAGAATGCCGCCGGGGAATTCCTTCGACAGCATTGAGTTGCCCGCGTCGCGCGACCGGGCTGGGTTCACCCGTTCGCGCAGGGCCGGGCTTTCGGCGATCAATGGGTCCAGACGTCCGCGCGAGGTGCGCTTAGCCATCTCCACTGTCGGCAGCACCGCCAACATCGGCCCTGGCGCGTGGTGGATCACGAAGCCGATCCAGTTGTTTCCCGCCTCGGTCGCGCCGACCTGTGCTGCTTTCATGAAGCTGATGCGCTGCGCCGGGTGGCGGGGCGAGAGCGCATCCATGATTTCGCGCAGGTACGGTGTGCGCGCGGTGCGGTATTGTCCGGGTTCAGCGCTGGCCCGAGAAGACAGTTTGCGGTGCGCATCTGCCCATTCCGACACAGTGAGGTCTGGATCAGGCCGCATCCCGCGACGCCAGGCCCGCAGTATATCCTCGGCCCCGTCAAACCCAAGATCGAGGTCTGCGGTCAGATCGCCGGTGGCCGTGTTGTCACTATCCGAGGCTGACCCGGAGATCGGCGAGGGCTTCGAGTTGCGCTCTGACATGGGTTTCCAGCACCCTCTGCAGGATCGCGGCCTCGATGATCACCGGTTTGCCGGATTGCTTTTCTACCTCCGTGGCCACTTCGGCCGCCATCAGAGCCGCGACACGAGATGGCCATGTGACCCAAGTGTCGCGCTCTTGCCGCGCCAAACGAAACACAAGCGTTTCCGCCCGGGCGCGATCGACCAGCGTGCCCTTCTTCTTCTGGATTGCCAGTTGGCGTTCCTGCGCTTGGTAGACCGTCAGCGCAGTGCGGGCTTTCAGATAGGACGAGCTGTCGGCAGGCCCGGAAAACCCACTATCGCCGCCAGTGCTGCGGCGCTGCTGGTCGGGGTCGGTCATCTCAGCCCGGCGCACATCAGACGCAGCGGCATTGATCGACCCATCGCTGTAAACCACTAGCCGACTGGCTCGGCGCGCTTTCTGGATCGCCCCGCGCGAGATGCCAGAATGGACGGAATACTCGCGCTCGCTCATTCCTTCCATGGCAGTGTCCGTTTTGATTAAAGCAATGATATTGCTTGTTATTCAGTTGATTAAACTCCGCGTCAGAGCGAATCTGATTGCAGAAGAACGATGCAACTCACCTCCGGAGACCCCGCCATGACCATCCGCCGCGCCGCCTCGAACGAAAAAGCCCTCGAAGCCTTCATGACCGCCAAGTTCCAGATCGACGCGATGCTGGAGCGGCTGAAGGCCCTGAGCGACGACCATTTTGAGGCACATCCCGACGAGATAAACTGGGGCGATGTCGGCACCCTGAACCACTACGCCAGCCTGTTGAGCCAGATCACCGACAGCGCCTTTGGCGAGGGCGAACACGCTAACTAAAAAGGGCACGCTCCGTACCGGCCCCTCCCCAATTCAACGATGGCGGGGTTTGGCCGCGTAGAAGGGCGGCATACCGAGCGCCCGAACATCGGAGCCCGCGATGACAAAACTCACCGAAACTCAATCCATCATCCTCAGCGTTGGTGCCCAGCGCGCCGACAACATCGCCTTGCCGCTGCCCAAGGGCCTGGCCGGTGCGGCGGCGAAGATGGTCGTCACCAAGATGATCCAGCACGGCTGGCTCCAATAAGTCGACGCCAACCTGCGGCGCGGCGAACCGCTCTGGCGCGAGACCGGCGACGGTCATGGGACCACGCTGATGGTCACCGATACCGGCCTGCTGGCCATCGGGTTCGAGCCTGTGGTCGCGAAGACAATGGCCGCCATTCGTGATCATGCGGCCGAAGCGCCCGCACCCAAGCAGCCGACACCGCGCGCAGGGACTAAGCAAGCGATGCTGATCGCGATGCTGCAGCGACCAGAGGGCGCTACTATTGCCGAGGTTGACGCGGCCACCGACTGGCAATCTCACACTGCGAGGGGCGCGATCTCGGGCGCGCTTAAGAAGAAGCTAGGGTTGGCGGTAAGCTCTGCGAAGGAAGCAGGCCGGGGGTCAGTTTACAGGATCGCGTAAAGCCATAATCGCGACGAAGTGCCTTTTGTCGATACATGGCGCGCCGGGGCATTGCGACTGTGACCTGATGGCGTCGCGTTGCCAGAGTTTCAGGCGACTTGTGAAAAGCCCTCTGGTCGAAACCGAACCGTCGCCTCTGACCCGCGGGGGTCGAGGTCGAACAGCGCAGGTCTTGCCAGAAGATAACTGCGCCAAGTCTTGTCGGGAAAGGTGCTGATCCGGATGCCATGTTGAACATGCATTTTGGAGGCGAGTTCGGTGATACGCATACGGGCACCTTTCTTGCTGTGTGCAGCTATCATGGCCCGGATATTTTGATCCATTTCGCTGACTCCCGCCTGTGTCTGGGGCACGAGCTTGAGAGCCTTCTGCGTTCCAACCTGAACAAAGTTCGAACAGGTGGCTCGAAAGGACTGCGGTGCCTTTGCCTCGCCTATACCGATGACTTTTGCACCGTGTTCGCGCAATCTGAGAGCAAGATGGGTGAAATCACCGTCGGATGTGGCAATGATGAAGCATTGCGTCCCCCGTGAGAGGATCAGCTCCATCGCATCAAGGGCCAGAAGAATGTCTGCAGCGTTCTTTCCTGAGCCTGCATGAACGAGACGATAGCCAATCGAGGCATGCCAGTCTGATGCAAGCTTTGCATCCAGATACGCGCGCACAACTGAAAGATCGCCGTGCTTCGCGGCAATATCCAGAATGGCTGCAGCGTGTTTCCCGCTGATATTGTCCCCATCTACAAGCACTGCCACAGGCTGAGCCATATCCATCACCGTTTTATGTCTGCTGCAAAACCGATATCCGAGGATTACGCCCAAATTTTGACATCACCATAAAGCCGATGTGGTGGTTTCCGCCGGGCAAGCGGCTAATGCTCAATCCGAACCGGCAGTTTTGGCGCGTTCATGCCGCCAGCCTTTTCGCCTTCAAGTCGGCGAAGGATTCACCAGTTTCAGCCAGCACGGCATTGGCCCCGGTGAATTGCTGCCAGCGATCGATGGCCACATCGACATAGGCCGGGTTCAATTCGATCCCGAAGCAAACCCGCCCTGTGGTTTCCGCGGCGATCAGCGTGGTGCCGGATCCCATGAACGGTTCGAACACCGCCTGCCCGGGGCTGGAATTGTTCAGGATCGGGCGGCGCATGCACTCGACCGGCTTCTGGGTGCCGTGCACCGTTGTGGCATCCTGATCCTTTCCGGAGATGTGCCAGAGGGTCGTCTGCTTGCGAT